GATAATTTTGATAGACTTGATGATTACCCAATAGAAAAATGGCACGGAGGAAATGTGCATTTCATTCGTCCATCAGTTATTCATCTAATGAGAGGACAGATATTTGACATAGAAGATAAGTCATTCTTTGCTTTTGGAGGCGCAAGCAGCCATGATATATCTGCAGGTATTTTGGAACCTGATGATCCAGACTTCAAAGAAAAGAAAAAACGGTTAGATAAAGATCCATTTGCTTTGTACAGAATCAATCATATAAGCTGGTGGGATAGAGAACTTCCGAGTGAAGAGGAAATGAGAGAAGGATTAACTAATCTTGAAAAGCAGAATAATAAAGTAGATTACATTATTACTCATAGTCCTTATACTTCATTGCTTAGACAGATGGATGGTGGATCAGGGTTATATCAGAGAGATAGATTGACTGATTATTTACAAGAAATTAAACAGACAGTTGATTATAAGCAATTTTTATTCGGTCATATGCATCAAAATATAAATTTTTATTGGGAAAGAGCAACTTGTATTTATGAACAGATTATAAGAGTTTTGTAGTAAAAACGATGCTTTAATCGAAAATACATCCAGGGTGCCACCTGAATGCAATTCGCCTTAATTATACTTAAATTCCGACATCGGAAGATGTAACACTATAGATTCTGCCTATGGCACTAGGCGACCGCTATGGAGATAACTATTCTTACACTATACTCTATGATTTGTTTTACAGCTAGGCTTAAGGGGCAACTAGCTAACCCACCATAGAGCGATTACGAAATTTAAGTGCGGGATGTGTCAAAACCTTTGTCAAGATTCAACACCTCCTTAAATTAAAGTGTAGGAATAGTTTATCATAAAAAGTAGAGCAAGTAAACAATTCGCACGGTTATCCGTAGACAATTCCAATAATTACAACTGAACAGTTATATCCGTTTTGGGTGGTGAACAGCATACCCTTGGCTTAAATTACGCAAAAATAGCCATAAATCACTGATTAGCATAGATTTTATATAGATTTGTTCTAACCTAATTTCTATGTTCCAGTCTGAAAAGGCTGTTGAAGTTATATATGATGTGAAAATATTTTAATAATTTTATTTTACAGGAGGACATTTATTTAATGGCAGAAACAAATTTAAGACAGGCAAACGCAAAGGCATTCGTATATGGAGTTGTAAGTGAAAAGGATCTGAAGGTTGTAACAGAAGAAGGCAAAACAAAGATTACAGGTAGTCTAACAGTAAAGACTTCAGATGTCAATTTTGTTAAATTCAATGTCAATGTAAACGAGAAGACAAATGCAGGTACAGACAATAAGACTTATGCAGGTATTCAAACTGTGATGAATGAATACAAGTCTATTGCAGAAATTGGAGAAGATGAAGCTACGAGAGTAAAAGTGAGCGGTGATCTGAGTCCCTTTACTGGAAAGAACGGTGAGAAGATTGTTTCTTATAGAAGCAATTTCTTTAACAGACTGAAAGCTGACGAAGAACTTGAACCAAAGGCAGAGTTTTCAGTAGAAGTATTTATCTCTGGTATCAATCCTGAACTTGACACAGATGGCGTAGAAACTGGCAGAACAGTTGTTAGTGGTTGGATGCCTACATATAACGGAATTGAACCGATTGATTTAGTTGCAGAAGGTGAAGTTGCACAGGCTGTTGATTCTGGGTTTGAGCCTGGACAGACTGTAGAATTTTATGGCGATATTATCAACAACAGAATTGAGACGGTCACTGAAATCCCTGTTAAGATTGGTAAGCCGAGGAAGAAGGTTTCCGTAGAGTTTAAGAGCGATCTTATTATTACGGGTGCTTCTGAAGCCTATGAAGAAGGCATTACATCAGAGCTTCCTTATGTAGCAGAAACAATTGAGGCGGCAATTCAGGAGAGAAAGAACAAACTTGAAGAAGCAAAGGCAAAGGCGCAGAGTGGCACAAAGACCAATGGCAACACAAAGCCTAGTGGGGCAGCACATGGTAGAAGTTTAGGTTTCTAAAACAATGAATAACAGGTACAAATGAAACAGTATGAAAATATGTACCATTTATTGACAACAAAATATATAAAAATCGGAGGAAAACAATTTAATGGAATTAGATATTTTTAATCCACAGGTCAGTACAGTTGCAAAGGGTTTAGAGGGAAAAGTGATTTTGGTGTATGGTGGCAATAACTTGGGAAAGACAAAACAGGCTACACGTATGAAAAAGCCATTTTATCTTCCGTTTGAATCTGGACTTAATGCTATCCCAGGTGTCCCTTTTTGTCCTATCACAAAATGGTCAGATTTTATTAAGATTAATAAACAGCTGACAGATCCAGCAACAGTAGAAAAAGCAAGAGAAATGTACTCCACAATTATTTTTGATGAGATTGAAGCTGCGGCTAATTATTGTCAGGAGTTTATTTGTCAGAAGTATAAAGCCCCTTCTATTGGTGAAGGTAATGGTGGTTATGGACTTTGGAAAGAGTACGAAACAGAGTTTTGGAAACAGATCAATAAACTGGTAGGTGCGGGATATTGTTGTTATTTTATTGCACATGCACTGGAAAAGGAAGGATTCATTTCTCCTAAAGCAGATAAGAGAGCATTGTCTCCTATCATTAACAACACAGATTTATGTGTATACGTTCGTTCCAACGGTGTTGATAAAGATGGGAAAGTTGTAAAATCCTCTGGTTATCTGGCACAAACGGATGAGTTTTTTGCTCGTTCTCGTTTCGACTATTTGCCTACAACTTACATTGAAGAGTTTACAGCAGAAGCTTTGGAAGATGTAATTGTTAAGGCAATTGAGATTCAGGAAAGAGAAGAAGGAATTACAGCGGTTACTTTTGCAGAACAGAAGGCACAGAGAACAGTTACAACTAAGTCATATGATGACTTGATGGACGATTTGCAGAAGTTGGGCGAAAAACTGGCTGATAACGGATACTTAGAAGATTTGCAGAGTATTGTCGCTAACCAGTTGGGAGAAGGAAAGAAAGCAAGTGATTTGAAGAAGGGTCAGGAACAGCTCATTGAAGCAATCATCTACGACATCGAAAGTTTCATTGAGGAGAATAATCTGTAAAGGTCGATTATAAATGGCAACTCGAAAGTGCGTAATATGTAATGAGATACTTGATGAGCAAGGCGTTCAATATAAAGGACGCTACGCTCATCAAAAGTGTTTCAATATTGCAATGAAAACATTGCAGAAAGAAAAAAATAGAGAAATAGATAAAGTTGCAGAAAAGAAAAAAGTTGGCAGAAAAGCAAAACCAAAAGCAGAACTGAAAGAAGCATTATCTGAAGATGAATATCGAAAAAAGCAACAGTATTACAACTATTTGCGAGAATTAATTGATGGCCAAGAATTGAGCGCAAAGATATATGCTCTGACGGAAGATTATATTGAAAGATATAAATTTACTTATGAGTCAATGTATAAGACTTTAGTGTATCTGCATGAAATCATAGAAAAAGAATTAACGGGTGATGTGGTTGGCATCATTCCTTATTACCACAGTGAGGCGGCTCAATATTATGAAAGTATAGACAAGGTTGCTGAATTTAATAAAGATATAGATATTTCTCAAATGTATAAGGAAAAAACTATTCTAATCCAACCTAAAAAGAAAAAAATAAAACAAATTGATATTGAATCAATTGGGAAAGGGGTGGATTGATGGCACATGAAGGACTTGTAGATAAAAGGGCATACTTAAATACTTTTGGATGTTTACTACAAGATTCATCATTGATAGATGACATAGACAGACCTCTGGATCGGACTGATTTTAATACAGAAAATTTTTACGAATTATTGTTTGTTGCCATATATAATCTGCATATGCAAGGTTGTACCACAATTGATGAATTCAATATTGATTCGTATTTGAGCAACTATAAAGAACAATATTCCATTTTTCAAGAGAATCAGGGAATCGAATATCTTTCTAATGCCAGAGAAATAGCAACGCTTGAAAACTATGATTACCACTACCATAGATTGAGGAAATATTCATTACTAAGATATTATGAAAAACAAGGGTTAGACACACGCTTTATATATGACAGTACAATCGCTGACGCTTCAAAAATAGAAGCAGAAAAGATTAAGTTTGACAATTATACGGAACAAGACATTATTGAGATTGTTGAAACAACATTCGTTATCAATCCCAATATGAAGTATTGCACCAATACACTCAGTACAGATGTTCAAGCTGGTGATGGTATGACGGATCTTGTTAATGAATTAATGGAAGTTCCTGATGTGGGTTTAGCACTAAACAATGTGGGCTTAAATACGGTATCAAGAGGCGCAAGGTTGGGGTGTTTATTTATGCGTTCTTGCCCCCAGGGCGGCGGCAAGACAAGGATGGCGGCAGGTGATGCCTGTAAAATAGCGGTTCCTTATTTCTATGATGT